TAATGAATATATCCCTGCAGCCGATCCTGTTATTAGTGTTGTTAGAGTATTACCTATTCCAAGTTTTGATTCATTTCAAGGTGGTTTCTTCAATGAAGAATATCAACTAAGATTGAATGATCTTAATAATTTTTCTGGTACATCTTTGATTCAATGGGAAATGACACAACAAAACTTTTCATTAGTTGAAGAGTTATTTTCTATTGCACCAACAATGATGTTTAATAGAAAACAGAATAGAGTTTATTTGGAATGTGATTGGAGTGATAAATTTACAGCAGGTAATATTTTAATTATTGAAGCATATCAGGCACTTAACCCTGCGACATATCCAGAGGTTTATAATGATATGTTTTTGAAAAAGTATACAACTGCTTTAATCAAAAGACAATGGGGAGAGAACCTGAAAAAGTTTCAGGGTGTTGTATTACCTGGCGGTATTACACTTGATGGTAAAACAATTTATGATGAAGCTGTTGAAGAGATAAGGACAATAGAAGAGCAGATGAGTCTTAAATACGAATTACCAGCAGACGGATATGTAGGTTAATATGACAACCAACAATTATTTTAAGAATTTAAATTCTTTTCCACAACAAGAATTACTCAATGATTTAACAAAAGAAGTAATTCAAATGAGTGGAGTGGACGTTTTATATTTAGCAAGAACATCTGTTAAGGTGGATGATGTACTTAACGAAGATGTTTTATCTAGGTTTGAGTCAGCTGTTGAAATCGAAATGTATGTAAATACTCCAGAAGGTTTTGAGGGTGCTGGAGATGTTGCAACAAAGTTTGGTCTTGATGTACAAGACGAACTAAATATGATAGTAAACAAAGAAAGATTTTTCAAAGAAACAGCATTGGCAGCTCCGAGGGAAGGTGACTTAATATACTTTCCTGTTGATAGAAATTTATTTGAAATCAAATTTGTAGAAGATGAAAAACCATTTTATCCATTGGGAAAAAATACGGTCTTTGAATTAACTTGTGAGAAATTTATCTTTAGTGAAGAAGAATTTGCATTACCAGAAGGTTCTGCAACAGCAGAGATTTTTGACGCATATGAAAAAGGTCATGCAATTGATATTCAATTAACAGTAGCAGTTGGTGGTACTGACTATAAAGTTGACGAACAAGTTTTTCAAGGTGTGAGTCTATTGAATGCCACAGCAACTGCAACCGTTGCTGGTGGAAGTGCTACGGATACTGGTAATGTATTAAAGCTTTACAATGTTTCTGGTGATTTTGTTACTGGTGAAAATCTTCAAGGTGTTAAATCTTCTGCAATAAGAAATGTGATAGAAATTGACGACCAAAAAATGGAATCATCTGAATATTCAGATAATAAAATTTATGAAACAGACGGGGATAATATTTTAGATTTTAGTGAAATTGATCCGTGGAGTGAGGGAGACTTATAATGTTTGGAAGATACTTTTACAATAAAAATATAAGAAATATAATTGTTTTGTTCGGTACAGTATTCAATGACATTACTGTAAAGAGAACAACAACAGGTGGTGAAGTTATAAAACAATTTAAAGTTCCTATTGCATACGGCCCTGCTGAAAAATATTTAACCATTTTAGAACAAGGTCAACTTAATCGTGATGCTAAAAAGTCAACATTAACTTTACCGAGAATGTCATTTGAAATTGCAACAATGACATACGATGCAACTAGAAAGCTGCAAACGAAAAAAAGAATGAGGGAAGCAAAACCTCTAGGAACTATTGATAGTATCAAAGTCACGAATGGTGGTAGTGGTTATACATCCGTTCCAACAGTTGTTATTCAATCACCAGCTGGTACAGTTGCACCAACAGCTACAGCAGTTTTAGGTACTGAATCAAATGCTGACAAAGTTGTTAGTGTTACAGTTACAGCACCTGGCGGTTCTGGTTATAAAATAAGACCTAATATTTCTTTTACGGGTGGAGGCGGTTCGGGTGCAACAGCAACAGCAAATTTGGATGCAAATACAACTACAATAGTAACAGGGTTTAATCCTGTGCCATATAACTTTGATATTGAGTTATCTATCATGGTTAAGAATAGTGATGACGGAGCTCAGATACTTGAACAGATTTTACCATACTTTACACCAGAGTATCATGTTACTCTAAACGAAATGGCTACACTTGGAGTGAAGAGAGATATACCAATTGTAATGAATAGTTTAACGACAGAAGATACATATGAAGGTGACTTTGTTACCCGAAGGGCATTGATACATACTTTAGGATTTACGGTTCAAGGATATGTTTATGGCCCATCTCAGGATCAAGGTATTATTCGTGAGGTTGATGCAAATGTTGGGGCAAACTTTAATGATAGGATAGACTCAAATATTGATGTAAAACCAGACCCACTTACAGCTGACCCTGATGATGATTTTGGGTTTACAACAACTACAACAATTTTTGAATAATGGAAACTAAAAATCAATGGAAAGAATACTGCTTATAATAATCGGTATTGCTATGTTTATTATTGGTGTTGTTCTGAAATTTACAAAATGAAAAAAGATACAATAAAAAAATTAAATGATGTTTTAGATATTGCTGATGACATTATTGATATTGATGTACCAGAGAAAAAAGAAATAGCACCTGCTGTAACCGTTGGTACTACTGACTTAACACAGGACTATAATTTTTCAAGAAATCAATATCAAACACTAATTGACAAAGGTAATGATGCACTTGAAGAACTCTTAGCGATTGCAAAAGAGGGTGAACAACCTAGAGCATTTGAAGTTGCAACTCAATTAATAAATTCATTAACTGCAACAACTAAAGAACTTTTAGTTCTACAAAAAACTAAAAAAGAAGTCGAAGACAGTAAGGCTCCAGTAAAGAACGAAAATAATTTGTTCGTTGGAAGCACTAAAGAACTGCAAGAACTTCTTGAAATGAAAAAGAAAAAATAAATGCCAGATTCTTACTTAGGAAATAATTTACTTAAAGGCTTAGGTGTCTCACATAAGTTTACTAAAAAAGAGATTGAAGAGTACATTAAATGTGCTAATGATCCAATTCATTTTTTAGAAAGTTATGTGAAGATTGTTCATGTTGATGAAGGTCTAGTAAATTTCAAGATGTATGATTATCAGAAAAAGTTAGTTGAAGCAATAAATGAAAATAGAAATGTAATTGTAAAAACTGGTAGACAGGTTGGTAAGACTACAACTACTATTGGTTGGTTGTTACATTATGTTCTTTTCAATCAAGATAAGATTGTAGGAATACTTGCTAACAAAGCTATTACTGCTAGAGAAATATTAGGAAGGATTCAAACTGCATATCAACATCTCCCCAAGTTTCTCCAGCAAGGACTCAAAGAATGGAATAAGGGTTCATTAGAATTGGAGAATGGAAGTAAGATAATTGCTTCTTCTACATCCTCTTCAGCAATTCGTGGATTTTCATTTTCTTGTATTCTCCTAGATGAGTTTGCTCACGTTCAAAGACACATCGCAGCTGAGTTTATTAAATCAGTATATCCTACCATTTCATCTGGTAAAGAAACCAAAGTTATTATAGTATCCACACCAAACGGTTTCAATCTCTTTTACAAATTCTGGAATGATGCAGTCAACGGGAATAATTCGTTTTTTCCGTTTAAGGTTCATTGGTCTAATGTTCCTGGCCGAGATCAGGAATGGAGAAAAAAGATTGTCACCACAATTGGTGAAGAAGCTTTCGATCAAGAGTACGAAGCAGATTTTCTAGGTTCAAGTAATACCTTAATAACTACTTCAAGATTACAAGAGATGTCTTTTGATTCTCCTCTATATTCTAAGAATAGTTTAGATGTATTTCAAGAGCCCGTTCCAAATGCATCCTATGCCATTACAGTAGACGTTGCAAGGGGTCAAGGACAGGATTATTCCGCGTTTAGTGTGTTTGATACCACAGAAATACCCTATAAAGTCGTTGCAAAGTACAAAAACAACCTTATAGCACCCCTGCAGTTTCCCAATATTATAAATATAGTTGGAAAGAGATATAATGATGCTTATATTTTGGTAGAGATAAATGATATTGGTTCACAGGTTGCAGATGTTTTATATCACGATTTAGAGTATGAAAATTTATATTCAACATCATGGTATGGAAGACATGGGCAACAACTAAGTGGTGGTGTAAAGAGGGATTCCGTCTTTGGGGTTAGAACAACCAAAGCTATGAAAAAGATAGGTTGTTCAAATTTAAAATCCTTAGTGGAGGAAGATAAACTTCTTATACCCGATTACGACATGATTGCCGAACTGACTACGTTTGTTTCTTCTGGTGATTCCTATGCAGCTGATGACGGAGCTAATGATGATTTAGCTATGACATTGGTATTGTTTGCGTGGTTAGTAGATCAACAATATTTTAAAGATTTGATGAGTCAAAACATAAGAGAAAGTTTGTATAAAAATCAGTTACAGAATATTGAAGATTTTACAGTACCATTCGGACATATAGATAATGGATTAAAACAGAGAGAAACCGAAGTCGATGCTGATGGGACAGTATGGGAAACGATTTCTTAGAATAATTAAATTATGCAATTGATGAAAAATATATTAATATAAAAAATGTAATTAATTGTAAAGGAGAATAAAATGCCATTTCAAGTCAGCCCAGGCATAGTTGTTACCGAGAGGGATTTAACAACTGTTGTACCTAATGTTGCTACGAGTATTGGTGCTATTGGAGGAAGTTTTCAATGGGGCCCAGTTCTGGAAAGACAGACTGTAACAACTGAAAATGATTTAGTAAGAATCTTTGGTGAACCCAAAGACACGGCAGG